AATTACTGGAATCGTTACCATTGGTCCTGCATCCATTACTTTGGACGGCACTACAAATATTATTAATGTTGGTACTGGAATTACAATTAATGGTTCTACAGGAATTATAAGTGCAACATCTATTGTTCTTGGTGGAACTACTATTACAGGAGCAGGAGTCACCTCAATTACTGCTGGTTCTGGTATTTCTGTAAATCAAGGTACTGGAAATGTAACAATCACTGCAACTGGTGGTGGAGGGTCTTCTCAATTCGTAACAACATCAGCAGGTATTCATACTTTATCTAATGTTGGTATAGGAACCACAAACCCCACCAGTGCTCTTACAGTTAGTGGTAACGTAAGTATTTCTGGTGTTTCTACATTCAACAATAAAAGTATATATAGAGGTTCTGGTAGTCATATAGAACTTGGTTATCAAGGAGGTTTAGAAACCAATCAAATCAGAATATGGGGAGGAAATGCCTCAGATGATTACTTACAATTGTATGCAGATGCTAATGAAGCATATATTCGTAATACTGGAACAAATGCTACTAATATCAACATCAATGCGACAGGTTCTGTTGTGATTGGTGGAGGAGGTTCGAGTTCCTATTCAATTTATGCTAATTCTGATGGTTCTGCATCTTTACTGATGTGGCCTTATGAAAAATTAAGAACTATTGGTGCTGGTATAACAGTCACTGGAACTACCTTTACAAATCAGTTAAATGTTTCTGGAATATCTACAACATTATCACTCAATGTAGGAACTGGTGGAACAGTTATTACTACAACCACTGCTGGGTTGGTTGGAATAGGAACCACAAATCCCACCAGTGCTCTTACAGTCACCGGCAATGCTCTTGTGACTGGTATTGCTACAATAACTGGTGTTGCTACTATTAATGGTATCAATATTAGCGCCGGAAATAATGATTCTAATACTGGCGTTGGAAAGGAATCTTTATTGAGTGTATCAGGACAAGAGAATACAGCATTTGGACGTAGTGCCCTCTTCTCAACTCTTGGTGGTCAAAGTAATACTGGTATTGGTTATCAGGCACTTTATACGAGTGCTGGAACAACTCCCAATTCAAGTTACAATACTGCTTTGGGTTGGAAAGCAATGAGATTAAATACCACTGGCTCGCAAAATGTTGCTGTCGGTGGTCAAGCACTTGAAAGTAATCTTTCTGGATTTGGTAATGTTGCTTTGGGGCAGGGAGCAAATAATGCAAATACTACAGCAAATTATAATACTTCTGTTGGTTGGGCAGCATTAGCAGCAAATACTACAGGATCTTATAATATTGCTATTGGTTTTTATGCTGGATGGATTGGACCTATATCGGGAAATCATAATGTTTTGATTGGTCCAGTTGAAATTAGTAATAGTTCAAGTCCAACTGCGGCTCCACCGATTGCTGGTGGTAGTAATCAATTAGTAATTGGTGCTGGATCTACTGCTTGGATTTATGGCAACAGTTCTTATAATATCGGCATAGGAACCACAAACCCAACAGAAAAACTCACAGTTGTTGGAGTAACATCATCAACATTATTTTATGGAGATGCATCATATACTACAAGTGGTAGATGGATATTAGGTGCCGATGGAACATCAAACTATACTTTTGTTGGAATTGGATTTACTCAAACAACTAATGACCCAGTTCTTTATCTTGCAAGAGGTAGAGTATATGAGTTTGTAAATAATTCTGGTGGTTCTCATCCATTTCAAATTCGAGTAAGTGATGGTGGTGCTGCATATAGTAATGGTGTTACTAATAATTCAGCAGCAAGTGGAGTAATCAGATTTGAAGTTCCTTTCAATGCACCTAACACTTTATATTACCAATGCACTAGTCATTCTGGTATGGGCAATACAATAAGTGTTTATCCAACAACCATTTAAAATACCTAATAAATAAGTAAAAACCATCTAGAAATGTCAGCAATTATAACTGATCAACTTCGTATATTAAATGCAAAGGATTTTGTTGTTAGTGTAGCTTCAACTACAAATTCTTATTATGCATTTGTTGGATTACCTAATGCAACAGAGGTAAATCCTTCTTGGGATATTGATCCTCCAGATCCTAGAGATAATTTTGATGAAGAGAACAATTATTGGGATACAATGATTGCACTCAAAAAAATTAATTCATCTGATGTAAAACAGGTTATTAGAAAAGTAACCTGGCAATCTGGAATTACTTATGATATGTATAGGCACGATATTAAGGTAGAAAATTCATCAAAGCCTTCCAATGCAATTAGTTTATATGATGCGAATTATTATGTTGTGAATTCGGATTATCGTGTTTATATTTGTCTTCAAAATGGAACCAATCCAGAAAATCCTTCAGGAAGAGCATCTCTTGACGAACCAACTTTTACAGATTTAGAACCAAGAGAAGCAGGAACAAGCGGTGATGGTTATGTCTGGAAATATCTTTATACGATTAGTCCTAGTGACATTATTAAATTTGATTCAACAAACTTTATTCCAGTACCAGCAGATTGGGAAACGAGTACCAATAATGCGGCGGTAAGAAATAATGCTGCAACTAGTGGGCAATTAAAAATTGTAACGATTACTAACAGAGGAGTTGGTTTAGGAACAGCAAATAGAACATACACTAGAGTTCCGATCAAAGGTGATGGAACTGGAGCAGAAGCAACTGTTGTAATTAATAATAATTCAAAAGTTGAGTCGGTAACAGTTTCTTCTGGTGGTTCTGGATACACTTTTGGAACCTTAGATCTTGCTTCTGGTGGAGTTCCAACAGGATCGACAAGTCCAGTATTTAATGTTATTATTCCACCTCAAGGTGGACATGGTGCGGATATTTATAGAGAACTTGGTGCAAGAAATGCGCTTTTATATTCAAGAATTGAAAATGATACAGAAAATCCTGATTTTATAACTGGAAATCAAATTGCAAGAATTGGAATTGTTGAAAATCCTCAGGCATATGATTCCACGCAGATTCTTGATTTGGATAAAGCAAGTGCAACATATGCATTAAAACTTACAGGTGCTGGTTATAGTTCTGTTACTTTCACAACAGATTCATTTATTACGCAAACGATTGGAGTAGGATCAACAGCAGTTGGAAGAGTTATTTCTTATGATCAGGTTACTGGTGTATTAAAATATTGGCAAGATCGTTCTCTTGCCGGATTTAATACCGATGGAACACAAAATACATCACCAACTTATGGATTTAAGTTAAATAGATTTACTTCAAGTCCAAATACTGGTGGTTCTATAAACATTTTGGGTGGACCTGTAAATTTAGCAATTCAAACCTCATTTACAGGTATAACAACAGTAATAAATAATAGAACATATTATCTTGGACAATCCTTTACACAAGGAGTGGCACAACCAGAAGTTAAAAAATATTCTGGAAATATCGTCTATGTAGACAATAGGCCATCAATAACAAGATCAATAAGTCAAAAAGAAGACATCAAAGTTATTTTGCAATTCTGACGAATTATGCCACAAGAAACAAATCTCAATGTAGCACCATATTTTGACGACTTTGATCCAAATAATGATTATTATAGGGTTTTATTTAAACCTGGATATCCGGTTCAGGCTAGAGAATTAACGACTTTACAGTCGATTTTACAAAACCAGATTGAAAAATTTGGTCAGCACTTCTTTAAAGAAGGTGCTAAAGTTATTCCAGGAAACACTGCATATAGCGCATCATATTATGCAGTTGAACTGGAAAATACTTATCTTGGTGTTCCGCTATCTGATTATATCAATCAAATAATTGGATCCAAGATTACTGGATTAACTTCTGGAGTAACGGCAGTTGTTAATACAGTTTTGCTATCTAATGATTCCGAAAAAGGAAATACTACACTTTATATAAGTTATCTTGGATCAAGTTCTCAAGATAATTCTAGATTACAATTTTTAAGTAGTGAACTACTTTCTTCGAGTGTAACAATCTCCTCTGCAAATACAATTATTTCTTCTGGTGAAGCATTTGCATCTACAGTGGCAACTGATGCAACTTCTATTGGATCAGCATTTTCGATTACTAATGGGATTTATTTTGCTAGGGGGCAATTTTTAATTGTAAATGATGAGACAATTCTTCTCGATCAATACTCAAATACACCAAATTATAGAGTAGGTTTATTGATAACAGAGAATGTTGTCAATTCTGACGAAGATCCTTCTTTAAATGACAATTCAAGAGGATTCAATAATTATGCAGCACCTGGGGCAGATAGACTTAAAATTACAACATCGTTATTTAAAAAGAGTTTAGATGATTTTGATGATTCAAATTTCATCGAACTTGCAACAATTCAAGATGGAATTCTTAGATCGAAGAGACAAACAACTGATTTTAGCATATTAGAAGATCAACTTGCAAGAAGAACATATGCAGAATCCGGTGATTATTATGTAACTCCTTTTGATATTAGTGTTAAAGAATCTCTCAATAACAATCAGGGAAATAGAGGTGTATTTAATACAAATCAACTTACCTATGGAGGTTCTGTTCCATCGGAAGATCTTGCATTATATCAAATTTCTCCAGGAAAAGCTTTTGTAAAAGGATATGAAGTTGAAACTATTGGTACAAATTTCTTAGATGTAGAGAAACCAAGAACTACAAAAACTTTAGAGAATCAATCGATAAATTATCAGACGGGAACTACTTTAAAGTTAAATAGAGTTTATGGTTCTCCAACGGTGGGAATTGGAAATACCTATATTTTAAGTCTTAGAGATTCTAGAGTAGGAATTGCATCTACAGTTGCTTCTGGAAAGGAAATAGGGCTTGCTAGAGTTTATGATTTTAAATTAGATTCTGGTTCTTATAATGCAAATAATCCAAATATTAATGAATGGAATATTTCATTATATGATATACAAACAATATCTGAAATCACTTTAAATGAACCTATAACATTATCTGTGCCAACTTTTATTAAAGGAAAATATAGCGGAGCAACGGCATTTTTAAAATCTTCAGTTTCTGCTGGAACATCATTGACTGTATACGAAAAATCTGGAGAATTTTTAAAGAACGAGAATTTTATTATTGATGGAATAGAAAATTCAAGGGTGGCAATTGCAGTAACTTCATATGGCATGTCAGATGTCAAATCAATTTTTGGCATTGTCGGCGCAGCACAAACATTCTCTGCAGATATTATTCAGACAGAATTAGTTAATATTGGTGTTGCTTCTATTACTGCATATGATGACTCTGGAATTAGTACTATTACGAGCACAAATGCTGTTTTTCCTGGAAAGTTAAAATCTGGAAATTTACTTAAATTTAGCAATCAATTATCATTTGATCCTGCTTTTGCTAAAGTAATAAGTGTTGGATCTACTCAAGTTACAATTGCTGGTGTCACAACAGTAATTGGCGTTTGTGATGGAACTCTTCCAAATTCTCCTCTTCAGGTTTCAGATTTGAGAATTATTACGACAAGATTACAAAATTCTGAAACAAATTCTCTTTATACGGAACTTCCGAAAAGAAATATTTCTAATGTAGATCTTACGAATGCATCTTTAACGATAAGAAAAACATATAGCGTTAATATTTCAGGTAATCAACTTTCTTCTACAATTATTGCAAGCGAAAATGAAACATTTTTGCCATTTGATACGGAAAGATATCTTTTAATCAGAAGTGATGGAACAACAGAAGTTCTTACTTCGGATAAAGTTTCTTTGACTGGTGGATCTAAGCAATTACAAATTTATAATTTAGGAACCGATGATTCTGATGCGACTTTAATTGCAACATTAACCAAAATTAAACCAAAAGCAAAGTCCAAAATCAAAAACAGAGTCAATAGTATTTTAGTAGACAAATCAAAACTCACTGCTTCTGGAATTGGATCTACTACATTAAATGATGGATTAACTTATGGCAATTATCCATATGGAACTAGAGTACAAGACGAGAATATTTCATTAAATGTTCCGGATATTATTGAAATTCATTCCGTTTATGAATCTGCAGATACATCAAATCCTTCAGCACCGACTGTAGTTCTTTCTTCAATTACTGGACCTACTGGAAAAACTTCAGATCTTGTTATTGGTGAAAAAATTACTGGTCAATCTAGTGGATCAATTGCAATTTGTGCAGAAAGATTAACAGATTCAAAAATTTCATTCATTCCAAAGAATAATATCAATTTTAGAGAAGGTGAAATAGTTACATTTGAAGAATCCAATATTCAAGCAGTTATTTCTATATTAGACACTCCAAGTTTTGATGTATCATCAAATTATTCTTACAATAATGGGCAAAAATCTTCATTCTATAATCACGGAACAATCAATAGAAAATCTGGTTCCAAGGAAGCAAGTAAGAAATTAAAAATTTACTTCTCTAATGGATATTATCAGTCTTCTGATGATGGAGATATTACTACAGTTGAATCGTATTTAGCATTTGACTATATTAAAGATATTCAATCAGTAAATTCTGTTAGAAATACTGATATTATTGATATTAGACCAAGAGTTTCATCTTATTCTATTTCTGAAGGGCAAAGATCTCCTTTAGAATTTTACGGAAGATCATTTACTGCCTCCGGAGACTCTGCAGCAAATATACTGGCATCAAATGAATCAATTATAACAAATTTCTCGTTCTATTTGGGACGAATTGATAGAGTTTATTTAACTAGAGATGGAAAGTTCCAAGTAAAGTATGGAATTCCATCAGAAAAACCAGAAAAACCATCTCCTGTTGATGATTCTTTAGAAATAGCACAAGTTTCTTTACCACCATACCTCTATAATGTATCTCAAGCATCTTTAACTTTCTTGGATCATAAGAGATATAGAATGGTTGATATTAAAAATCTGGAAAATAGAATTAAATCTCTTGAGTATTATACTGCATTATCTTTGCTAGAAACAAATACGACAAATCTTTTTGTACCAGATGCTGCTGGATTGAATAGATTCAAGTCTGGATTCTTTGTAGATAACTTTACATCTCTATTAGCGCAAGAAGAAGGAATTGAGTTCAAGAATAGTATTGATATTAAAAATAAAGAATTAAGACCACAACACCACACAGATTCAATTGATTTAATTGTTGGTCCGGTTGAAAATGTTGATCCGAATAGAGATTTAGCCTTTGCGTCTCCAGGAGGAACAAATATTGTCAAGAATGGTGATGTAGTTACTTTAAATTATTCTGAGGTTGAGTGGTTAAAGCAAACATTTGCAACTAGATCCGAAAGTGTAACACCATTCTTGGTAAGTTTTTGGCAGGGTTCTATGGAACTTACTCCTGCATCAGACACTTGGATTGATACAGTAAGACTTGAAGCAAAAATTATTCAAACAGAAGGTAATTATGCAGAAACTCTTGAACTTGCATCAAGAACGCTGAATGTAGATCCACAAACAGGATTTGCGCCAACTGTTTGGAATGCATGGGAGACAAATTGGACTGGAACTGAAATCATCGATTCAACAAGAACAAGAACAATCGGTGGTGGTGGGGATATAAGTATTCAGGGTCCAGGTGGAAGGTCCAGAACTAGAAGTTGGACAGAAACAGTAACAGATCAGGTTGTAGAAGATACTCTGAGAGAAATTAGAGATACTGGAGTACAAACTAGAACTGGAACCAGAACTGTTGTTACAGAACAATTTGATACTACATCTGCTGGAGATAGAGTCATAAGCAGAAATCTGATTTCATTCATGAGATCAAGAAACATTCAGTTTATTGCTAAAAAAGTTAAGCCATCAACACAACTTTATGGATTCTTTGATGGTGTTGATGTCACAAAGTATTGTGTACCAAAGCTTTTAGAAATTAATATGATTTCTGGTGTTTTCCAAGTCGGAGAAACTGTTGTTGGAACAACTAGAACAGTTGGTTCTGCACCTCTAAATCCAAAAATTACTGATCCGGGCATTACTTTTAGAGTTGCACAATCAAATCATAAAGAGGGTGAGTATAATTCTCCAACTAAGGTATTTACGACAAGTCCATATACTGGACAAGTAGTTCCAAATACATATTCTTCAACATCAACAATATTAAACATAGATACCTTTTCACTTTCAAATCAACCAGAAGGAAGCTTTTTCGGTTATGTAGAGTCTGGAATGATTTTAATTGGTCAAACTAGTGGAGCTCAAGCAACAATATCTAATGTTCGCTTGATATCTGATATCTCTGCAACTCTGATTGGAAGTTTCTATATTCCAAATCCAAATCTGACAAATAATCCAAGATTTGAAACTGGAAATAAAGTATTTACTCTTGTTAATAATGAGACAAATGACCAAAATACTGCTACAACGATTGCGGAAGAAGGATTTATTTCTAGTGGAACTTTAGAAACTGTTCAAGAAAATATAATTTCAGTAAGAAATGCAAGAATTGAAAACAAAAGAGAGTTTGAAGAAAGAACGGTTGCTAGAACTATTGGTACACAAGTAGTAGCAACAAATGTTATATCTACTCTCCAAAGACAGAGAACAGTTACTCAATGGTATGATCCTCTTGCACAATCATTCTTAGTTGATGATGAAACGGGAGTATTTTTAACAAAATGTGAGGTGTTCTTTGCATCTAAAGATGATTTAGATATTCCTGTGACTTTCCAGTTAAGGACTATGCAGGGAGGATTTCCAACACAAAAAGTTATTCCTTTCTCGGAAGTAATTCTTGATCCTTCGGAAATTAATACTTCTTCTGATGGATCAGTTCCAACCACCTTTACATTTAAAGCGCCAGTTTATCTTGAAGGTGGTACAGAATATGCGATTTGTTTGGCGTCATTGTCAACGAAATATAGTGTCTACATTTCAAGAGTTGGTGAAAATGATTTGATTACGCAAACATTTATATCAAATCAACCATATCTTGGATCTCTATTTAAGTCACAAAATGCTTCAACTTGGGAACCAAGTCAATGGGAAGATCTCAAATTTACTCTTTATCGTGCCGATTTTGTTGCTGGAGGATCCATAGATTTTTATAATCCAGAACTTTCTGAAGGAAATGGAGAAATTGCTACATTACTTCCAAATTCATTAAACCTCTCCTCTCGACAAATTAGAGTCGGTCTTGGGTCTACACTGCAAGATTCGGAATTGGTATTTGGTAACACTATATTGCAACAAGGCACAAATGCATCGGCTAACTATATTGGAAATGCTGGAATTGCAACGGGAACTTTAAATATTATTAATTCTGGTATTGGATATACTCCATCTTCTGGAACATATCAATTTAATGGCGTTCCTCTTACAAATATCACAAGTAGTGGCAGAAATGCAAAAGCTGATATTATTATTGAAAATGGTGTAGCAATTGCAGCAACAATTTCAGAATCTGGTGGTGGTTATGTTGTTGGAGATGTTCTTGGAATTGGTACGATTGGAGCAAATTCTTTAGGTTCAAATGCAAGACTTTCACTTGTTTCAATCGCAAACACAAATGAGTTTATTTTAGACAATGTTCAAGGAGATTTTGTAATATCTGGTGTTGGAAATACTGTTCAGTACATCAATAACTCTGGAGTAACTACGACTTTGAATAGTGCTTCTGGTGGAAATGTGCAGATTGATAATATTACTACTGTAAATGATGGACTTCATATTGTAGTGAATCATAAAAATCATGGAATGTATTTTGATGAAAATTATGTAACAATTTCAGATGTACAATCTGATATTATTCCAACAAAGTTAACCGATTCATATAATTCCACATCAACAGATCCTATTCCTGTTGATAGCTCTGCTAATTTTGGAACTTTTGAAAATGTTGGAATTGGAACAACTAATCTTGGATATGTATTGATAGGAAATGAAATTATTTCTTATAGTTCAACTTCTTCTGGAAGTCTCAATGGAGAAATTTCTAGAGGAATCGATTCAACTGTTCCTCATAATTATCCAGCAGGAACTTTAGTTTACAAATATGAACTTGGTGGAGTTTCTCTAAGAAGAATAAACAAGACTCACAACTTAGATGATGTTACTGTATCGAATCCAATTACATTTGATTCTTATAATGTTAAACTTGATATGGGATCTAGTGGAGTTGGTAGAACTGATGGAATAAGTTTTCCAAAACTTTATATGAACCAAACAAAATCCTCTGGAGGATATGCTATTAAAGCAACTCAAAATATTCCATTTGAAATTATCACACCAGTTGTTCAAAATTTAACAGTTCAAGGAACATCAATAGATTCTGAAGTTAGAACAGTAAGTGGTTCTAGTATTAGTGGTAATGAAATTCCATTTGCAGACCAAGGATTTGAACCAATATCAATAAACAAAGCAAATTACCTAACAAGTCCTAGAATTGTTTGCTCTAAAGTAAATGAAACCAACAAATTGAGTACTTTACCAGGAAATAAATCACTTAACTTGAGAGTAAATCTTAATACAACGGATTCTAGGTTGACTCCTGTTATTGATACTCAACGAGTAAGTACAATTTTAACCTCAAATCGAGTTAATAGTGTAATTACTGATTATGTGAGGGATGATCGGGCAAATACAATTTTTGAAGATCCAACTGCTTTCCAATATGTTTCAAAAGAAATTGCCTTAGAGAATCCAGCAACCTCTATCAAGATTCTTGTTAATGCACATACAAACCTATATTCAGAAATAAGAGCATTCTATGCAATTAGTGAGACTGAAAACTTTGATCCAATATTTGTTCCATTCCCCGGATATAATAATATCGATGAAAGAGGACAAATTATCGATATTGCAAATAATGATGGATTGTCTGATATTTATGTTCCACCATCATCAACTATAGGATTTTTACCCGAAGAAATTGAATATAAAGAGCATGTATTTAGTATTGATGAAGTTTCTTCCTTTAGATCATTCAGAATCAAAATTATTATGACATCAACAAGTCAAGTTTATGTTCCTAGAATGAAAGATTTGAGAGTAATTGCACTTGCTTAATATGGAACATTTAAAAGTTAAAGGACATTCACACCTTTATCGTGATCCAAGAAACAATTCTATTATCAACAAAAACATGTCAGAATATCAAGAATATGTCTCTAGAAAAAATTTGAAAGAAGAAGAGATACAAAAAATACAGAAATTGGAATCTGATTTTGTTAGTATGAAGGGTGATTTGGATGAAATCAAAGCATTACTTAGGAGTTTAACTCATGAATCCTGATAAAATAGAACTTAAAAATTTAAGTAAAAGTTTTGAATATCATAAAATGTCTTCTGAAATTGATAGTATAGATGATATTGAGACATTGAAAAATTTTGCAAAATCTTACTGTAAGTTATATTTAAAACAACAAGAAGTCGTTCAGCAATTAGGTTCTTTAATATAAATACTTCAAAAAGTAGATAAATGGCGCAACCATCAACCAGACAGGAATTAATAGATTATTGTAAGAGAAAACTGGGTGCGCCAGTTTTGGAAATTAATGTTGCTGATGAGCAGATTGATGATTTAGTTGATGATGCGCTTCAATTTTTTAATGAAAGACATTTTGATGGTGTAACTCAGATTTATTTAAAATATCAAATTACTCAAGATGATATTGATAGAGGAAGAGCTCCTGCGGGACAAAGTTCTGCTGCTGGAATTGTAACTACAACAGAAACAACAACAATTGTTGGATCTGCAACTACATTTACATATACAGAAAATAGCAATTACTTACAAATTCCATCGTCTGTTATTGGAATAAACAAAATATTTAAATTTGATGGATCAAATAGTATCACGAACAATATGTTCAGTGTTAAATATCAATTATTTTTAAATGATGTTTATTACTGGGGATCTACAGAACTTTTAACTTATTCGATGACCAAAACTTATCTTGAAGATATTGATTTTCTCCTAACAACAGACAAGCAGATAAGATTTAATCAAAGAATGGATAGATTATATCTTGATATTGACTGGGGAAGTGTTAATGTTGGAGATTATTTGGTTATAGATTGCTGGAGATTACTCAATCCAAATGATTTTGCAAGGGTTTGGAATGATTCTTTCTTAAAAATGTACCTAACTTCACTTATCAAGAGACAGTGGGGACAAAATTTAATCAAATTCCAAGGAGTAAAACTTCCAGGTGGAGTTGAGTTAAACGGCAGACAAATTTATGATGATGCTCAAAAAGAAATTGATGTAATCATGGAGAAAATGTCTAATACTTATGAACTTCCACCATTAGATATGATAGGATAATGGCATTAAATCCGTTTTTTCTTCAAGGATCTCAAACTGAGCAAAGTCTTGTTCAAGATTTAATCAACGAACAATTGAGGATGTATGGTGTTGAAGTTTATTACATTCCTAGAAAATATATTACAAAGAAAACAATTATTAAAGAAGTTATTGAATCTGAATTTGATAGTGCATATCCAATTGAGGCATATGTAAATAATTTTGAAGGATATGGAGATAATACTCAATTATTATCAAAGTTTGGTATTCAAGCAACTAATGAGTTGAGTTTGATAATTTCAAGAGAACGATTTGAAATTTATATTTCACCACTGATTAAAAGTCAACCGAATATTGAGTTATCAACAAGACCAAAGGAAGGAGATTTGGTTTATTTTCCTTTAGGTGATAGATTATTTGAGATTAAGTTTGTAGAGCACGAAAAACCATTTTATCAATTACAACAAAATTATGTCTATGAATTAAAATGTGAACTCTTCAGATATGAAGATGAAATTATTGATACCGATGTTGATGAAATTGATGAATCTGTAATATCTGAAGAAAATTTAGAAACCTTGACACTTGTATCCTCTGGATCAACAGCAACAGCAATTACTTCTGTTGTAAATGGTGCTGTTGTTTCAATTATAGTTACAAATCGAGGAGAAAAATACACCTCTGTACCAGTAGTTGCAATTTCTTCGTCTCCTTCTCCTGGAGGGACATCTATAGGAATTGCAACACTTATTGGTGGCATAGCAAATTGTGATGGAACAGATATAGGTTCTAAAGTACAAAGTGTAGAAATAGTAAATCCTGGATTTGGATATACGGTAAATCCGGGAATTGTTTTCATTGGTGGTGGTGGAAGCGGAGCAGCTGCTACAACAAGAATTTCTGATCAGGCAGTAGGTATTGTTACAATTACGAGTGGTGGATC